ATCACCATCTAAATCATATTCATTATATTTGCTATTTTTTTGTAGTGTTTTTTTCATAAGCTTTTTTTATCTCCTCTATTGTTCTGTTACACCCAGTACAAACTTTCTTTTCATCTAACTTACATATCCCTACACAAAGACTCATTTATTAGAATCCTCTCTAATAATAAAAGTTTTTGGCTGTGTCTTTACATCTGCTTTTGCTCTCTCTATCCAAACACCAACTAATAATACAGAAAACCCACCTATTATAACTACTACAACTAACCAAGCGATTACTTCGCCTATTTGTTTTCTTAGTTGTTGTTGTTTATACACTGTCTCTTGTCGTTCTTTTCTTATCTTACCTTCCATAGCCAATAGCTCATCATATGCTTGTGGCCCATGTGTAAGATTTAAAAACATCTTGAGTTCGTACCTTTGTTCCTCAAGTTTCTTCTTGGCTGCGTAAGCTTGGAGTGCAACAGATTCAATACTTCCGCCACCAAAAACTTTACCGAACACTCCGGGATTTTTTGCTTGTTTTTCTGCTTGGTCAATGTCACTTGATGCTCCCATCCATCGAGATAAATCTCCCGACATTTGTTCAAGATCTCGTCCCATTTGGAAACCAGATTTAATTGCTTCAAAAGCTTTTGAGGCAACTCCTACAGCTAAAGAGATAGTTACTGGGTCCATAATGTTTTATTCCTTTATTTGTAGCCGCCACCTGCTTTCTTGTAAGCAACTGCTACCATTTGAGCTTTTCTAGCTGACCATTGGCCCGGTGATCCACCTTTGCCGCCAGCTTTAATTCTATTAAATATATTTTTTCTTAAAGAAGGCTTTGTGTAATTGCCTGCTTTATTAACAGTGCTTTTCTTTTTTGTAGCCACTAGGACCTCCTGTTAACTTTCTTTGCTGTCTTGGTTCTAGCAAACGATCTATTAACTGATTTAGGTTTTACTGTAAGATTTTTTCTTTTATTATCTTTAGGATTACCGTTCTTGTGGGCGACATCTTTACCATCGCCCTTTGAAACTTTACCTACTGTCTTTAATTTAGATCTAGCTGTATTTCTACTAGCTCTATTTACTTTTTGATCTGGCTTCTTATGATAATTATCATATTCACCCCTGTAATTACGACTTGGCATCTTGTGCGTCCACTAGCTCTTTAACCCATTCATAACCAAATTTACTGTCAAATTCAGCTTGATCAGATATAACGCACTCACAAGTTAAACATTTAATAAATGTTTTGTCTGATTTTTTTATTGCTGTTTTGCAAACAGGACAGATTTTATCAATCATTATCTACCTCTTGTCTTTCCTCTAGATGCAATGCCGTCAATAGACCTTAATTTTCCAACTCTGCCACCATAATTCATTCCTGCAGCAGGAGTCATAGGTGTCATTCTATTTGAAGCGCCAGTTCTATTAGCCATTATTTGTTGTTTTGCTTTAGCTTCTTGCTGCTCTTTAGTTAAAGGCACAGCTGTAGGTTGAGCTTTTTCCATTCCTAACATACTAGCAATAGGTCCTTTTCCTTTCATCATGCTATAAGCAGGAGAAAATGTTTCCAACATCTTACCTATATTTTTTCTTTGAACAGGCTTTTTAGCACTCATAGAACCACCATAACTTTTTTTCATTACAGAGCCGCCATAGTTTTTCTTAACTACTTCATTCCTTTTTTTATCGCCTGTTTTGGTGTTACCTGCAGCAACTCCCGGAGCAACTCTTTTAGGAACTACAGGACCTGACTTTCTTGTTTTGCCTTGCTGAAAGTTCATATAGTCACGAAGACTTAATCCTGATTTTTTTAATTGTTCTTTAGTAACTACAGGACCTTTATTAGGCTTTGCTTTTTTTACTATTCTAGGGTCTACAGTAGCATTTGCTTTTTTACCCATAAATTTTGTAGACTCTTTTTGAGATTTAATTATTTTGTCTTTTTTAGCCTTTTTCTTTTCAGAATATTTTCTATAAGGGCTTTTTTTATTTGAAGGTACTTTTTTATCAGAAGACCCAAATAAACCTCCAAAGAATTTTTTAGTTCCTGCAACTAAATCGTCACCTATTTTTTTCTTTGGCTTTATTGCTTTAACAGTTATTGGCATTTTATTTCCCTTCATTTGTTTCTTCATTGTTGTTCTAGATATAGTCATTATTTAATTAAAGATAACAACTCTGTTATAGTCCCTGTGTTAGAAACGGCTATCATAGTTAATGCCCCAATAATCATCCATTTAGCTTGGAAAACTGATCTCTTAACATCTGTCATGTCTGATCTTAATTCATCAACATGCTTTACTAAGTAATCTTGCTTTGATTTCCATTCAGCAAATTCAATTTGCAATGATTGAACATTTTTTTCCATTAACACTTCCACCTTTTCCTAGCTTGTCTTAACCTGCTATTAGGATCTTTTGCAGCTTTAGGGAATTGTTTCATTTGCCCTGCAGACCTTGCGCAATAAGATTTTCTACGTTTAGCAGATTTGCTACCAGCCTTAACTGTACCAGTAACAGCAGTTTTTAATTTAGAGCCGGGGTTGTCTTTACGATATTTAGCCACACCTTTAGCTGTCATTCCTGCCCCAGACTTTGTAGGGCGCTTTTGACCTCCGCCTATGGTGTGACCTTTCATAGTTCCTTTTGTAGCCATTATGACAAAAACAAAGTTAACTTATTTCCTGAACCAGTAAATCCATGAATATAAGCGCCATTCTCAGCTAATATTCCTTGATCTGGTAAGTTTAAAGTATGCAGCCCAGTAGGAAAGCTTTGAAGCAATAAAGTTTCTCCGCCTGACCCATCTTTTATTGTTAATACACCAGCAGAATTACCAAATACAACAACCTGCCTAATTCTAGATCTTTGAGGACCTATAACAGCAGCATCGTCACCTTGGTTAATATTAACTGCTTTTGTATCCGATCTACCTGACATATTTATCTCCTTGTAAAGATGGGGGCTTTGCCCCCATAATTAAGCTGCGTAACCCATTAACTGAATGAATAACTTACCTGCTGTGTAATCTGCATCTGTTGCAGCGCCAGTTGTTAAATATAAAAACTCATCTGCTGCTGGAACACCAGTAAAATAAACTTTACTTCCTAATGTTGCATCTCCAGCGTTAACTAAAAGAGTCTCTGAAAGACCAGATATCGCTCCATCCTCAACACCAGTTCCTTCTGTTGCTGAATGGATATTAATGTCTGGATCTCCACCTGCTGGGGCTTCAAAGCATTCCATACTACCTGTTAAGATTGTACCGTTTTGTGCAGCAGTTAGCTGACCAATGTGACAAACTAAAGCAGTTCCATTAACACCAATGATGTCTGCGCCACCAGTTGATCTTAATCCAGTTAAGTCAATTAAAATATTTGTTGTGATTATTCCGCCAACTCTTTGAACAGATGATCTGTATATAGTTCCTGAACCTGTTGTGATACCAGTTCCAGCTTCTACTGAAAGCGTGTTAGCATCTAATGAGGCAAACCCACTTGAGTTTATGCTTGATAATGTTGATATGACACCTGTTGTGCCGTTTTTGCTTATGGTTGTGAAACCACCTTCAGAACGGATTGCTCCGTTAAAAGTTGTATTAGCCATGTAAATCTCCTTGTCGTGGCAAATGTCAGTCGCATTATGCAACTGTCAAGGTATAAAAAGAAAGAGGGCGAATAAACGCCCCCCTTTTATTAAGTTACTAGGATGAGCCGGGTGAACCGTACATTCCTAATGGATCAGACACACCGAATGAATATCTCTCACGGGCTTTGTATCTTACATTACCTGTGTTGAAATCTCCATCCATTGCTGTTGACATAGGTGTTCTTACGAACATCTTCATGCCATTAGGAACATCTGTAGTCAAAAAGAAAGCATTTGTATCTGTTAAATAGTGATTAACAGAATAGCCTTCTGGGATTGACCCATTTGATCTTAATGCATTTAAGTCATTGTCTGCACTGCCAACTCTTAATTCTGATTGTAGAATACGAGTTGCAACAAACATTAATGCAGGTGGAATGATTAACTTACGAGGTCTAGCTGCGATTAGTAGGCCACGCTCATCTTTGAAAGCAGCAATATCAATTACAGCTTGCTCTAATGATGTTTCATTCAAATCAGCACCAGTTGTTGGTCTGTTTGCGTTAGTTCCACCAGAAACAGTTGGGTGATCTGTATCAAACAAATACTCCCCATCTCCACTTGTGAAAGAATCGAAACCAGTGTTCAACAAAGAAGCCGCCTTTGTCTGCTTAGTATAAGCCATAGCTCTTGCTAATGCTTTTGTATATCTTGCTGAAAGCGAGTCATACAAATTATCTTCCATTGCTTCTTCAGTAATAGAAAATCCCATTGCAATAGTTTCATGGTTATATCTAGCAGTAAAAGACTCTTGAGCTGTATCATAAGATATAGCTGATCCCTCTTGCTTGATTGGTGCTGCACCAAATCCTGACAACTTTACTTCTTCTTCAAAGCTACGCTCTGAGTTTTCTACGTCATAGATTTCTGCATGTTCGTCTTCGTATTTTTGGTATTCTAAACCAAATAAAGCGTTTAAGCCCGGTAACAACTCTTTAAGGAGTTGTGCTCTTGAAATAGCCATTGTTCAATCTCCCTATTAAGCTGCTGATGGTGCGGCGCCAGAAACGACACCAATACCAAGTTGATGACCAGTATTCCATTTACATAACATAATTGGATAAGCTGTGCCATATTCATCACCGTCATAACCGCCCTTCCAATCAACAATTCTGATTGGTAATGCTGCTGTAGTCGCTGCTGTACTTATGTCTAAAGAAACTCTTGAAATACCTAAAGTGGCATTTGAAGTTCCTTGAACAACTGCACAGTTAGCTGCTAAATCATCGTTATTAACGGCACCGTCTGCTTGAATTTCAAACAATAGATTTGGATCATCATTTACATAAACCATACCATTTGTATGAGCTGCTCCTGACCAAACTTGAGAAAACTGTGTTTGCCCGGTACTTAGGTCAGTATATCTAACGCCCATAAAAATACCTATTGGCGTTAACGATGTTGTTCCAGTATCCTTTTGGATAGTGGTTGTTGCTCCAGCGTCTGTCAATTTGACAGCGTCACCAAAACATATCCTTGTTGATTCAGAACTCAGTATTGGGTATTGACGAAACGAATCATTGAACGTTCCAGAAAGGTTCCCTACTGGTCTTAAACCGAAAGGAGCTGCTATTGTAGACATGTATGTCTCCTTTTAATTAAAGTTTATATTTAAATTACTAACTTGTGCGTGTGCTTTTCTCTGGTCTGAGTACTGGCATACGGGGGTCTGATTCCCTTAGATAATTATTATCAACTGCTGACATCTGATTAGATGTTAACTGTTGATGATGTTCTCTACGAGCATCTATGTTTTCTGTGGAGTTTTTGCAAAGAAGCAATCCCCCAACCTCTACATTACCTTGAAATTTGGAGTCAATGTCAGGCATAATTTTAAGCTCTGGGTGGTCTTCCAGTTTAACGGGTTCCCATCCTTCACGAAACTTTGAAGATACATTCGTCATATCAGATTGACCTAATGATGATGTGCGAATCCAACGGAAAACAAATCCTTCCTGTGGATCGGGGTCAGGCAAAGCATTGGCTGGTTTCCAAGTTGCTTTACGTTCTGTATTGTCTCTTGTATTAACTTCTCTTGAATCTCTATTAGCCATTTAATGAATCCTTCAATAATTGCGCTGCATATTGTTCAGGTGTAACGCCCAGACGTTTAGCGAGTCCTATCTGGGTGGAGGTTAGCTGCACTTTGCGTGGTTTTTTTGCACTTCTATTTACTGGGGCAACCACGTTACCAGCTTGGCGTTGAGGTGCTTCTACCTCGTATGTCTCATCGCCCTGCTTGTTATTAAAATGATCTGGGAAAGCTTTTCCCATAGCATCATTAATTCTTCTATAATAATCTTCTGTATCTAGTTTAGGGTTTAAACCTGCCTTAACTAATTTTTGGTGAACGCCCATTGCGTACCCTGTCATATCTTCAAAGCCATCTTTCTGGAACCAGCTTTCATTTGACTTAAGCCAATCTTTATCTTTCCCAGTAGGCTCTTGAACTTTTGGTCGAGCAGGAGTCGTCTGGTGTGTCTGGGGAGGAACCTCTGACTCAACTGCTCTAACAGGAGGCTTATAAGTTTCCACCCTGTATTTTTCATTCTGTAAGCCA